TTCCATGTTTTCTTATAAACTTCTGCAGCAACTAGCTTTTTACCGTTCTTTTGTTTTGCAGATAACATCTTGGATGGTTTGGGCATCGGCTGACCTTCTAAATCGACAGTGCTGTCTGTAAAGTCGATGACAGTCAACTCACGTTTGCCCGGATTTCCCTCAGCAATCCTGTCAGCTAAGGGCTTTTTCTTGGCTCCAGCGCCGATACGAGCGCCGCCACGGTTTGTACCGTCCTTAGCCATTTTTACACCTCCAGTTCAGTGGCCTATATACCCCGTTTGAAATTGCGACTTTGTGCGTGAGACCCCACGCCCGTTCCCCGGTGACTTTAATGTAGAGAAGTAGACCGCCCCTGCGTCCTTGCAAGCTATGTATCACTCACTTCCGTGCAAGCACGAAATTTCGTTCACTTCGCTGCTCGTCCTTTTCCCAAAAGGTTATGATACCTTTTGGGAGCCCTACAAATTATGCCAGCGGTCGCCGTGTTCCGCATGAATCTTGGCATGACAGGATTTGCAAAGAGCCATCAAGTTCTCTCTATCGTGCGTTCCGCCTTGTGAAAGAGGCTTTACATGGTGTATCTGCTCGGTTGGTGTGTAGACACCATTCTCTAGACACATCTCACAAAGAGGGTGGGCAGCAGCATAGCTGTCACGGATTCTTTTCCATGCACGTCCGTAGCGACGTTTGGTAGCTGGATCTCTGTCGTACTTCTCGTAGCGTTTGGCTTCCTTCTTTTCATGCTCCGGACAGAAGCGTCCTTCGGTCAGATTAGGGCAGCCGGGATAGGAGCAGGGACGCTTTGGTTTTCTTGGCATCGTATTCCTCCTTCCGTTTGTGTATAAGAAAAGCCCTGCAGGATTGACTCCTACAAGGCTCTCTGCGATTCTCACTTTCGCTATTGTAATATTATCATAAGAAAAGACTCTCATTCTATCACATTAACTCTCATCCATCTGTGGAACCACGATTTCTTTTAATGCTGCGCTATGCATACGATGTATGTGTTGCATAGAGTAGTTCAGATCCACTGCTATCTGTTCCCAAGTGATGAAGCAGAGATAGCGTTTTTCCAGTAGCATCTGGTATTCGACGTTGGGAACAGCATGGATAACACCCATGATTTCTTTCTTTAAATCCACCAGCTTTTCGATGTCTTTCTTCAGACCATCCTCCAAATCAATGATTTTCAAAATGGCATCTTCCATTCTGGAACCACCGTGATTTGGGTTTCTCGGCATATCTGAAATGGTAGAAGTACATTTGGTAGCAAGATCATTTAAGGATGCAATCTGTTGAGTCTTTGATGTGATGCGTTCATCAAGATAGCGAGCCTGTAATAAATATTCTTTTGCGTTCATGCTTTACCTCCGGATTGTTTTATTTCC